CGATCTCGGTCGTGCCATAGTCTTCACATTGCTCGACCGCTTGGCGCATACGCTCGGCCATGGCATTGCGGTCGAGAACATAATCGGGGCGTTGGTCTTTGAGTTTCAGTTTGGGCATTGCGGAATCTCCAGTTGGGAGGTTCCTATTCTGACGGTATCTCTCGATCATGTGTTGGCTTCTGACTCGATGATTTTTGCTCATTTCTTCCTCATTCCTGGTGTGGGGATTGCGGAATCGCCCGTATGAGATCATAATCTCACCCCCATGTCTAGGCCCAAAACACACTTTTTTAGGATATGGACCGTACTGGACGGGACTAGACAGGGTTTTTTGTGAGTTTGTGTCCACATATTGCGATTATGCAGTGGTTGCAGGCTCACTGTGTGACTCTCCCCCTGGCTGGGGGGCAATCCAGCCAATTTCATCCTCCTCCTAGATTGGCCCCCCGCAAAGGGGGGCATTTTTTATGACTGAGCCTGTCGAACTGCTGCTGAGTCGACTTGAGAATGTGCGAGCAAATCGCAATGGAACCTGGGTCGCCAGGTGCCCGGCGCATGATGATAGGTCACCCAGTCTGAACGTGAGCGAAGGTGATGACGGCAAGGTGTTGATCCATTGCTTCGCAGGCTGCGGAGCAGCCGACGTAGTCGAAGCAGTCGGGTTGGAGTTGTCGAACCTTTTCCCGGAGACGCACAACTGGCGAGGACAGCGGACCCGTGTTGATCACAAGGCACTGTGCCGTTTGATCCAGCACGAGTGCCTGGTGCTGTCGGTCGCAGCTGGGAAGGTGAAGGCAGGGCAGCAGCTGACTGACGCTGACCTGGAGACCCTGGAGCGGGTGATTGAGAATCTGAGACGAATGAAAGATGTCTGATCCTTTCCTGGGCAACGGCAGTCCGACTGCGGAGTTCGTGCGGAAGGCTTTCGGTGACTATGTGCCAGGCAGTGATGAGGTTGCAAAGCTCAACCTCGATGACTGGGGAGTCGACAAGTTCATGGACCCACCCGAACCGGTCGAGTGGTTGATCGAGGACGTGCTGCCGATCGAGAGCGTCGGTCTGATTGCTGGGATGGGTGGCCTGGGCAAGAGTTACTTGCTGATGGACCTGTGTGTACGCCTGGCAGCGGGGCCTGGGATCGGGCAGTCATGCCTGGGCGGCAAGGTGATGACTGAGGCCCGGACGTTTCTACTGACCGGTGAGGACAACTATCGGGCGGTCAATAGGCGGCTGCACCAGATCATCGATCCCCGAGAGTTCAAGAAGCTGGGCGATCGGCTGCGCCTGGTGCCCATGCCGGACGCTGGCGGCACCCAACACTTCCTCATTAATGTGGGCGGCACGTTTCATATGACCACTGAGTTCGAGGACATCTGTAGCGAAATCATTCGGTTTGATCCGGATTTGGGAGGTATTGATCCCTTCAGTGCGTTCTGTGCCGCAGACATCAATAGTGACCCGGCAGCTGCTCAGACCTGGTGGAATGCGATGACGAAGCTGAGTTCGGAGACGAAGTCGGCACTGATCACCAGTCACCACATGCGGAAGAGCGAGGCTGAGATCACCGATCTGATGAGTGCCAGGCTGGCGATCCGGGGGACGAGTGGGATCGTTGATGGGGCGCGGTGGGTGTATGCGATCTATCCCGCGCCGGTTGTTGACCGTCTGGCAGCGGAAGCTGCCCTGGACCTGTCACTGGGGCCGCTGGACCTGGTGTATGGGGGTGTGGTGAAGGCCAATGAGTTTGGCATGGGTGAGGTGACCACCTATGTGCGGTGTCCATCGAGTGGACTACTGCTGGATGCGACCAGTGACCTGGGGCAGGCGATCACTGAGAAGAACACGCTGGGTGAGCAGCAGCTGGAAGAGACGGTCGCAGAGATCAATGTACGGTGGGATGCGGGTGAGCCTTTCAGTTTGGCACCACAGTCAGATCGGTGGATCGGCAGCTGGATGATGGGCAGGTTTGATGTGAAGAAGCCGGTGGTGCGGAAGTACCTGGGGGAATGGAAGGATAAGGGGTATTTCAAACAGGTGTATGTGACCAAATTAAAGAGTAAGGGGTTGCGGGGAAATTGATGGTGAGACCTTCCCGAGACCTTCCCAAGACTTTCCTAGACTTTCCACGGAAGGGGGGGGAGAGAGTGTCTCTCTATAAGAGAGACACTCTCTCTCCCTCCCGACCCACTGGAGCGAAAGACTCTCCATGAACTCTCCCGAACTTCCCCCAGGACCAGGTCCGGGGATAAAGGATGAGCGGGGGAACCGGTACGGATCACTGGTGGTGATTGGCTATGAGGGCACGAAAGGTGATGGGGCGCATTGGTGCTGCGTTTGTGATTGTGGAAACTCCCGCATTGTTCGTGGGGTCCAGCTGCGCCAGGGCAAGGCAATCCACTGCGGTTGTGGATTGGGTGGGGTCCGACGAGGCGGGCCGAATCGGCTGCGGGATGCCTTCATCCTCATTGGCAAGCCTCCCTGCGAGCGGGGTTGTGTCTTCATGGAAAAGTGCGCTGCCGAGGACCTGGCATGCAAGCAGTTTCGGTTCTGGCACCAGACAGGTGGTGAGGTTCTGCCAGCACCCGAGAAGTTCCCGCCGAATGAAAAAATCTACATGAAGCTGTTTCCAGATGGGTAGCAAGAGCAAGGCAAAAGGTCGCCTGGGCGAGCAAGAGGTCGCTCAGATCATTCGAGATCAGCTGCCGCATCTGAGTGTGCATCGGAACTGGATGTTGCAGGCAGCTGAAGGTGGTGCGGACATCGTCGGTGTTCCAGGCTGGGCAATCGAGGTGAAGCGGGCAAAGGTCGCCAGGATTGGTGATTGGTGGACCCAGGCTGCGGTCCAGGCGCAACGCGCCGGTGAACGACCGGTGCTGATTTACCGGCTGGATCGCCAGGAGTGGCAGGCCATGATAAGTCTGTATGACTTGCGACCTGATCTGGGTGATCACCACCAGGTGACGATGCCACTCGAGTCCTGGTGCAAGCTGGTGAGGGTCGAGGAGTTGGATGCTCTCGCTTGAGTCATTCAAGCTGCTCAACGCCAAGGCCAACAGTTTTGATCGCGGCACTGGCGGGACACCAGAGACAACATTCCAGGAGGTCTGTGATGTGCTTGCCCTGGTCTCCACTGGGGCTGCGATCTACGCTCGGAGAAAATATGCTGGGCAAGAAAGCTGGAACAATCGTCTCGAGTTCGAGGTCAAGAAAGTGGTGCAGCAGACTCTCAAGCTGGAGGTGATGTCTAACTACTGGCGATCGTTGGTCCAGATGGCAATGTGGATGCACATGACTGACAAAGACTTGACACCGTTCCGGAAGGCTCGACGCATTCAGCGGCGTTGGTGGAAAAGAGGGAATGAAGATGACCTGCGGGTTGTGCTGGGAATCCTGGATGATTACGACTTCGAGTTGCGCTCGGCATTGAAAGAGTGGAATGAGCGGTTGCTTGGAACATAAGAAAAAACATGGTGTAGGATCAAACTCCAGCGGAGAGTATGTATGCAGGTCACCATTCGGTGGCCTTTTTTGTTGTTCATCTGGCACCAGCGAAACCCTTTGCGTTAATGGTCCAACATGGACCAATTCTTAAACCTGGTCGCTGACGATGTCCTGATTGACAATGATATGACCAAAGCAAAAAAGAAAGACACCAACTACAACGCGATGACTCCGGATGGGAAGTCGCGTTTCAAGAAAGGCAATCCAGGTCGCAAGCCTGGCAGCAAGAACAAACTGTCCTACCATGCTGCCCATAGAATGGAGGAACTCGGTCTCGATCCGCTTCAGGGTTACATCGACGTATTGGAGAAGGCACGAGCAACTGGCAATCTCATAGTGGAAGAGAGAGCATTGGCGAAGCTGATGCAGTTTCGCTACGCCGGACTCCACCATTCAATGATCACGACGGTCGACGAGAAGGACCTCGAGGTCAGTGTTACCAAGTTCGAGATGCCAGAGTCGATGGGAAAAGGGGGCACGAAGAACGAACGATCTGCGATTTTAGACAAAGATCCAGATGAAAATGAGAACGATTCGCATCCATTAGGAGTCAATGTGACTCGATTCTCGTCGCCACGGCACACTTCGCGGCACACTTCGCCAGGTTCTGACGAAGAATCAACTAGTTAGAGCAGCCCGCTCTACCTTAATAAGGTGGTGATGGGGTTGAATGAGAATCATTCGCATCGAGGGTGGGGCTATCACGCCAAAAAAAACGCGACCCCCCACCCCCCGAAATCGCACCGGCCCCAAATACACGAGGGGACCGACTCAGAAATTTATTGAAATCTGCCATTTGCCCCTGACAGAACCCAACTGAGACCCTATACAAGTGGGTTAGTAACGGGCCAAAAGCCCGTGACGGGCAATACAGAGCGTCTCAGACCCATATATGACCGCAATTGAGGTTCCATATAAGTTCACTCCCCGTGATTACCAGCTGCCGGTCTTCGCAGCTATGGATGGTGACTACAGGCGGGCATGCCTGGTCTGGCACCGTCGTGCCGGAAAAGACCTGACGCTCTGGAATCTGACGATAAAGAAGGCCCTGGAGCGTCGCGGGACCTATTTCTACGCACTCCCGGTCTACACCCAGGCCAAGAAGATCATCTGGCAGGGTATGTCGAATGAGGGCTTCCGATTCCTGGATCACTGCCCAAAGGAAATCATCCGCAACCTCAACAACACCGAGATGCGGCTCACCCTCAAGAACGGCAGCATCATCCAGCTGATCGGCACCGACAACATTGACTCCATCGTCGGCACCAACCCGGTCGGCATGGTCTTCAGTGAGTACGCTCTCCAGAACCCAAAGGCATGGGAACTGGTACGCCCGATCCTGGCACTGAATGACGGCTGGTGCGTTTTCAACTACACCCCTCGTGGCCGCAACCACGGGTGGCGGCTATTCACGATGGCAGAGCGTTCGCCTGACTGGTTCGTCCAACTACTCTCGGTCGAGGACACCGGCCTACTGTCTGCCGACGACATTGAGCGTGAGCGTTCTGAGGGCATGCCCGAGGAACTCATCCAGTCAGAATATTTCTGCTCTTGGGACGCTGCCCTACCAGGGGCCTACTACCGGGAACAACTCGACCGGGCACGGTCGAACAACCGCATCACCAACGTTCCCTGGCAAGCGGGCCACCCGGTCTACACCGGCTGGGACATTGGTATTGGCGACTCAACTGCGATCTGGTTCATCCAGGTGATCGGCAACGAACTGCATGTCATCGACTATGAACAGAACACTGGAGAGGGTTTGCCCTTTTACGTCAACCTCATAAAAGAAAAACAGTACACCTACGCTGAACATTTCGCACCACACGACATCGTCGCTCGTGATTTCTCCAGCGGCAAATCGCGACTCGAAATGGCTCGTGACCTGGGCATCTATTTCACCGTCGTCAAGAAAGCACCAATCGACGACGGCATCAATTGTGTTCGCGCCATGTTCAACCGCTTCCAGTTTGACGAGGACAAATGTTCACACGGCATCGACTGTCTCGCGGCCTACCGCAAAGACTTCGACGAAAAGAACCAGGTCTGGAAATCACGACCAGTCCACGACTGGTCCTCACACGCTGCGGACGCTTTCCGATCTTTTTGCATGGGCTTCGATGAAATGGCGCACTCTTACAACAACCGACCCACACGGGTCGTTCGAGCAATAGGCTAAACACATGGCAGATTATGCGGGATACGCCAAGAGGTACGGTGACCTCATGGCGGACTACAACAAGGTCTGGAAAGGCAAAATCTCTCTTGAGCAGTACGGCAAGATGCACTACTCAGCCCACGGCAAGAAAGAAGGTCGCAAGATTCCCGGTGGATCAACTACCAAATCAACTGCTGCGCCCACCAACAACCGTGAATATGGTGTTGAGGTCAAAGGCTCACGGGGTCGCAGCGGCAGTAAGGCACCTATTATCTCTGCCAATGTCAACGCTCAGACATTCAACTGGGACGCAGCAGGCAGCAGGACC